GCATCTGTTCAGAAGCTACTTCAAAGGTTTGGTATTTTCAATGTCAGGGTTCACGAAAGAATTACTTGGTTCACCTAGATGAGAAGATGGGACATTATCGGGGAGTTAATAGAATCCCGCGGTTGGCAGAACGGGGTGGAATTAGGAGTTTTAAAAGGAGACACCCTGCTTCGCTTAGCTAAACGGTTTCCTTATCTCAATATTACCGGGGTTGATATCTGGAAAGAGTTTCACGGCAAACCTCAAGATCAAATGGACTATTTTGAGACTGTCGTCATGGAAGGTATCAAGAAGTACAACGGCAGGATTAAGATATTGAAAATGGATACTGTTCTTGCGGCGTTGGAATTTGCGGATAAATCATTGGATTACGTTTTTATAGATGCGGATCATAGTTATGAATCAGTTAGAAGTGAGATCAATGCCTGGTTGCCTAAAGTAAAATCAGGCGGGTATATGATGGGGCATGATTACCACCATGAAAGATTCCCCGGGGTGACTGAAGCTGTTGATGAAAAGTTTGGCTCCGGGGTATCGGAGTTCTCTGATTATTGCTGGGGCATTGAAATCGTATGACTATCAATCCAAAGCATATGCCTATGTACTCCAAATATTCCAATCTCCGGTGGTTTAAAGACCCTGTGTTAATGATGGGCAATCAATCCTGCGGCATGGAATCATTTGATACCGCAAGAGATTTCTTCGCAAGCCTCGGCGTTGCAGATTACACCTCCATTGATCTGGACGGCGGTGATTTAAAGCTCAACCTGAACGACCCCCAACCCTCCATATTCCAAAAATACAGAACAGTTATTAATATAGGGACGCTTGAGCATGTATGGGACAACCATAGCGCATGGTCAAACGCATTATCCGCTGTGCAGGTTGGCGGCATGTTGATATCCGTTCACCCGGACGGCGGTTGGCACAGTCACGGCATAAACCGCACCGTCCCCAAATGGATAGCCAAATTCTGCGAACTCAACGGATTTACCGTGAAAGACGAATTCCCCATGCCGGGTTTGCCGGAAAACAGGCAGGTGTTTGTGATGGCGGCTGAGAAATTAAAGCATATTGACGCGTTCCAGAAACCTATGGAGGTCCGTGGCTATGGGGCTTAAACTGGATGATAACCCGCCTAAAAGGGAAATCAAGTACCCGATCAGGGCAAAATATACCAATCCCAATTACAGGTCTATATGTCAGGTCATGCGGGATATATACAATAAAACAGACGATCCTGAAATCCATGATCTTTTGAATGAAGCGCATGATATGGCTCACCGTATGGGGCATAAATTACTGGAAAACTACAATATGAGAATGGCTGAGTTAATTTACGAAACCAAGGAAGAAGAAATAAACAGTGTTAAATAGAGTCAATGTTCTTTGTTATTTATGGGGGGACTGGAAAGAGGGCGAACGGTATGTTCATACCTTGAAAAACATGGTGGAACGACATACGACTCAACCATTTGATTTTTATTGTATTACAGACAGGCCAGTTACGGGGATAGAATGTCTGCCCCTGAAAGTGGATTGGTTCAGGAGATTAAAGAAAATGGCGGCTTATGACACGTCTTACGGGTTGCTTGGCACGCAGTTCATGTTTGATCTGGATGTCGTCATTACCGGGAATATTGACCACATTCTTGGCTATCAAGGCAAGTTTTGCACAATCGAGGATTTTTACAGGCCAAGAAAACCATGCGGGGCTTTGAATGCGTGGCAGGGCGGTGATGAGGATTTAGAGGAAAAATTGTATAAGGCATTGGAACTGGACCCTCAGAAAACAGGGGAGGATACGGGCGGGAATGAGAGATTCTGGCTGGAAAAGCAATTAGGTGAAAATATGGAATACTGGCAGGATCTATTCCCCGATCAGATGTTTTCAGCCAAACCAGACCGTTACACTATCAGGGAAACCATACCTGACAGAGCAAGGATTGTTTTCTTTCATGGCAGGCAAAAAAACCATGAATACACGCACCTTGACTGGGTAAAAAAACATTGGCAATGAACGAACAGGAAAAATTGGAATATGAGGCGGTTACGCAGTGCATTCTCGGTCTGGAAGAACTGCTTATAGATATGAAAGCAATTAAAGAGAACATGGAATACGAGAGAAGCAAGAATTGGGATAAATCATTGAAAGAATTAATCGAAACCAAGGGGGATTTATGAGTGACATACCGGCATTAGCGGATAAATTGACAAAACCGGAAGACGGGCTACGCAAAGTTTATACTTATTCATGCTACGCGCACCCGCTGGAAGCGTGTCTTGGCGAGGGGTTTTTCAGATCATTGCGCGGGAATTTCATGCCAGGCGATATCATACACCTGATGGAATTCAGCAATCATTTCAATGGCGAACCGAGGATTGACAAACTGGTAGCATCCTGTGAAACGGTCGTCATATCACTGGCGGGCGATAACGTTGTGATTCGGCCTGTCGGCGATACTATCCACAGGTACAGACATGAAGACCCGATTCAGGAGGAAGTCATTGAGGAACCGGAGGAAAGATTTGTTAATGGTAATGGGACGGTTAAATGGTCTGTTGGTTCCCGCAAGCATCTGGTACTAGTGGATGGGAAAATCGTCGCCGAAGTCGATGATAAAGCGACAGCCCATCAAATAGCGAATGGTGAAATCCCCATTCCCGTTAACGGCGTAGGAGCTTTAAGTGCCTGATAAAGTTGAAATGGCGAATGTCGCATTGCGAATGATAGGCGAGAAGACTATCACGTCTTTTACGCAAAGCAATTCCACCCCGGCCACGGCTGTTAATAATATATATAACGAAACTCTTGCGGGCCTTCTGGCGGCTGGCCATTGGAAATTCGCCAGCGTCAAAGTGAAACTTGGCAGGTTATCCACTGCCCCCGCGTATGGGTTTGATTACGCTTACGAACTGCCGTCCGACTGGGTGCGTACAAATTCTGTCAGCAATAACGATGCGGGGACAGGAACAATGATTTACAGGGAGGGGCAGGTGGGGTCCAAGCGGATACTGGAATCCAGCGCGGAGGATATTTATCTGGATTACGTCAAACTGGAAACCGACCCAAATATAATGACCCCGTTGTTCCGCAAGGCATTGATACTTGCGCTAGCACAGATTTTGTCGATTTCCCTGGCCTCGTCTAATGTCATGGAGGAGCAGTTGAGCAAGAAGGCCAAGAGAGCGTTAGGCCATGCCTTGTCTGTAGACGCTCTAGGTTCAACACCGGAAACCAGACCGCGCGGGTCGTGGGTGGACGCACGTTCAAGCCGATGGCGGTAGGGAAGTAAGATGAAGATTCAGCCTCTAAGTCCCTCGTTTAATGCCGGAGAATTGTCCGAAAGGCTATCTACGAGGGTAGATTTCGCCAAATACCCAAGCGGTGTTGAGATCATGGAGAACATGATCCCATTGCCGGAAGGCGGGGCTATGCGTAGAGGCGGGACTCGGTTTATCAAAGAACTGAAATCGTCAGGGGTTAAAGGCAGGCTAAAGAAATTCCAGTTTTCCACCACTCAGGCCTATCAGATCGAAATGGGCGAGCAGATGTTCCGGTTTTACCGCAATCAAGCCCAGATCACGGCTAATAATATCGCTGATTCGATAACCAATGGTACGTTTGATTCTGGAATCACAAGCTGGACGGACAGATCGGGGGCCAGTTCGTCTATATCCCATGACGCTGGCAATACCAGAATGTCTATCACGTCAAACGGGACTACTGATGGCCACGCAGAACAGCAGGTTACAAGCACGTCGGGAGGAGAACGTGTTTTAAGATTCAGGGTTTATGGCGCGCCGGGGGATTATCTAAAACTGAGGGTCGGGACAAGTTCCAAGGGAACTGAAATAGTCAATGATTTCAAGGCTTATGTAGGCTGGCACACTTACGCATTTGATGTTACTGGCGTTGACTTTTATGTTCAGTTTTTACATACGACCGCCAAGACCTTGCAGGTTGATGATGTGTCCTTGATTGACAACGCGCCGATAGAATTGACTACGCCTTACACGGAGGCGCAGATTCCCAAGGTGGACGGGCCTCAATCGGCTGATGTCCTGTATTTGTTCCACGTGGCACACCCGACATACAAGCTGGAAAGGAGAGGACATACCACATGGTCTTTGGTTGAGGTTGCGTGGCAGGACGGTCCTTATCTTGATGAGAACACGACTGCCACCACGATGACGGCGGGAGCGGCCACAGGATTAGGCGTCACTTTCACAGCCTCGGCTGTTACTGGTATTAATAATGACGAGGGGTTCAAGACCACGGATGTAGGCAGATTAATAAGGTTGACTGATGAGGCTACGGTTAACTGGGGTTGGGGCGTTATTACCGGATTCACGTCAACCACAGCGGTGACTGTGGATATTAAAAGAACGGTAGTTTCAACTGTCGCTGAAACCCGGTGGGCACTAGGCGCATGGTCGGCTACTGACGGATATCCATCGTGCGGGGCATTCTTTGAGCAGAGAATGTTTGCCGCTAATAATGGCGATCAGCCGCAAACCTTTTGGGCCTCTCAGACCTCTGATATTGAAAACATGGCTCCTGATTCCGATCCGACAGCGGGAACGTGGGATGGAACCGTACAGGACGACGATGCTTTCGTTATTACCATATCGGCTAATGACGTAAATGCTATATTCTGGATGAGCGCGGGAGAGGATACGCTGGCTATGGGTACAGCCGGGGGTGAATGGATACCATCGGCAACGAACTCAGGAACTTTAGCCCCGTCCAATATAGCCGTAAGGCGGCAGATTACCAGACAATCAGCCGATCTTGAGCCTGTACGGGTTGATAATGTCGTTCTGTTTATCCAGCGCGGCAAACGCAAGATTCTGGAATTCGGGTTCACTTTTGAATCTGACGGGTACGAAGGCTTTGATATGACGAGACTTGCAGAACATATCACCCGTGGCGGCGTTGAGGAAATGGATTACGCCGAAGAACCTGATTCTATCGTCTGGGGGGTTAGAAATGACGGTCAATTGCTGTCCATGACGTTCAGGAGGAAGGAAGACGTGGTGGCGTGGGGACGGCATATCATAGGCGGTTCTTTTGGGAGCGGAAATTCTGTGGTTGAAAGCGTGTCCACTATCCCCGGCACGAACGGTTCAGGGCAGACTCAAGACTCAACAAACCGTGATGAGGTGTGGCTTATCGTCAAACGGACAATTAATGGGGAAACCAAACGCTATATCGAGATGTTTGAGCGTGATTTCGAGACGGGGGACGATCAGGAGGATGCTTATTACCTTGATTCTCTGGTAACCTATGACAGTACGTCAACCACAGCAATGACCGGGTTAGACCATCTTGAGGGCGAGACGGTCGGTGTATGGGCTGATGGGGCTATACAGGACGACAAGACCGTCTCTGGCGGGGCTGTCACATTGGATATAGCCTCTTCTGTTGCACAGATGGGGTTAAGATACACCCACAAGCTGAAAACCTTGAAATTTGAGGGCGGTAATGCGGCGGGGACGTCTATAGGAAAGACTAAAAGGGTTGTCGGGGTTACGTTCGTTCTGCTTAACAGCCATACGATCACCTTTGGCCCTGATGCCGACAATCTGGAAACTCACGAATTCAGGGATGTTAGCGACCCTTTAGACGCAGGAGCGCCGTTGTTTACAGGCGAAAAATATTACGCATTTGACGGCGGGTGGGATACGGATGCGAGGATTCTTATCCAGAACGATGACCCGGCGCCATTCACTTTATTGGCGATAGCTCCAACCATTTCATTAAATGCGTTAAAATGACCAGAAAAATAGAGGGGTGGGAAAAGAAATTGGGTGAATTTATCGAGACCAATACTTACAGACCGTTTCAGTGGGGACAGTTTGACTGTTGTCTGGCGGCCTGTGACGGCGTAAAAACAATCACCGGCGTTGATGTGGGGGCGCCGTTTAAAGGCAAATATCATGACGCTTTCGGCGGTTTAAGGGCTATGCACGAATACTCAGGCGGGGCCATACTGGAAACCGTTACCAAACTTGCTGATGAATTTGATGCCCCGGAGATTGACGCAGATGAAATGATGGCAGGCGACATTGCCTGCGTCAAGGTGAAAAGCGCTGACCCTGTGGCAGTACGATTGACGAATGGTATTACGATGGCTATCATGGGGTTTAATGATTTCATGGTAATCCCCGGTGTTAACGGGCTGGTATTTCAAAAGAACGTGGAGGTTGTAAAAGCATGGAAAATTTAAAAATACTGGAGAATAGCTAATGCCTCCCGCCGCGCCGGTCGCATTTGCCGCAGCCCCATTTGTAGCGGGGACAGGCGCCGCCGCTGGGGCGACCGCTTTAGCCGCAGGGACAGCAACCATTGGAACTGCCGCAGCCGCAGGAGGCGCGTCATTATTCACTGCCGCTAATATCTTTACAGCAGTCACCGCATTAGGCACTGTTGTGAGTACTCTAGGCCAGATCAGAGCGGGGCAGGCCGCTGAGCAATCAGCTAATTATCAGGCGGCGGTACAAACACAGCAAGCCCAAAGAGAAAAGGAAAATGCTAAAGTGCGGGCGGAGGATTACAGGAGAGCGGCAAGTGCAGCTCAAGGGACAAGCAGGGCCATGCTTGGGGCTTCGGGTATCAGCCCGTCTACGGGCAGTCCTTTGCTGGTAGCCTCTGATTTCGCTGTAGAAAAGGAATTGAATATCAGGCGGTTACAGAATCAGGGTAAGGTCACGTCCAACAGGTTATTGCAATCGGCTGAACTAACAAGAACGTCAGGGAGAAATGCCAGAACAGCCAGTTATTTATCCGCAGGCTCGTCGTTACTGACCGGGGCCGGTAAAACATACGGATATTATAAGGGATACGCTTAAAAAAGAGGTGCGTCATCGCTACTATATTACCTAAAAGACTCACATCAAGGCCTCCGCAACAGCGCGGCGCAAAGCAATTAACCGGCAGTGATGCCGACAGGATTGCCCCTGTAATCGACCCCGGTGTTCGTGTGCCTGAAGGCGCGTTTGGCGAGTTTCAGGCAGAGGCTTTGCAGGGTGCCGGGCAGAATATACAAAATTTAGGGGAAACTCTGCAAAGACAGGAAATGCAGAGAATAGAGCGGCAGGATAACGCAAACCTTGGCAGAGCTAAACTTGCCATTGATAACTATATTTTACAGGAAAAACAGGCATTTGCCAATCTGCCATACAGGGACCAGCAGGATAAGATTATCGACCATAGCGGTCTTGCGGCTGAATCATTGGAAAAATTTAATGCCAGCAGGGTGAACTCTCTTGCATCTGAACTCCAATTACAGGAAAGCCATGACGAGCTATCCATTTATTATGGGCGCAGGGCTTTAGAGTTAAAGAAACAGGCTATTATCCAATCAGAGGCAGGGCGGGCTGATGAGGCTAAAACCACGCTTTTAGGAATGGGAAACAGTCTGGCAAATTTTCAGGCTACAAATCCGGGGTTCCAGTCCGATCCTGTATTGATGGAAGAATTTAATGACAGGGTTCTTGATATCAGGCGGCAGTTGAGAGATATGGAAGCAGGGAATCAAATATCTCAAGAGGACAGAAAGAAATTTGACTTGAAACTCTCGGATACAATAGGCGGTATCGCTATAGATCAGGAAATATCAAGGATAAAGAATCTTGGTGATGCCTCTCATTTGCAAGAGTTAATCGCCGGAATCAGGGGGAATAAATATCATATCAAACCCGGTAATGTCCAGAAATATATTGATAAGGCATTTGATGAAACCAAAGCGTTTTATACTAATCTGGAAAAGGACGATGATAAGCAAAGAAAAATAGCGCAGGATTCAGCGGCATCATCGTTCTACAGGAGAATGACGGAGGGAGGTATTGCCGAAGGCGAAACGGCCCCTACTTATGATGAATTCCTTGATTTAACTACGCCCCAAACGAGGACAGAAATGATAGACGGGAGAGAGGTCACAATCACTACTCCGCCAATAGTAACAAAACCTGCAATGGTAAAAGGGATGCGTGACGCTCTTGACGGCAAAGTCGCGAAAGAGGGAACAAATGCCGCCAGGGATTACATATCAAGACTTAAATTCAGGGAACCCAGGCTTGGGTTTACGGACAAGCAAACCATTGATGATATAGAAGAAAAGGCAATAACAGCAAGATTGCAAAATGAGATATCGCCATCTGACCTGGAAACTGTGTCCTCTGAAATCAAGGCATGGCGCAAGGAATTGGAAACAGATGCAGGCAAGGAAGTTGCCAAAGCCAAGAAAGATATCACTGGCAAGTTAAAGGCCAGAATTTTACGGTCAGGGGATTTATTGTCAAAGTTTACCGATGATGATGTGGTCAGGAGGGAATTATTGTCCCGTCTTAATAGCATAGCAATTAAAAGAATTGATGAAGGCGAGGCCAACAGGAAAGCTGGTAAAAAATGGGAAACGCCGATGGACATATGGTTTGATATGGACAAGCGGTTAATTAATGACGCTATGGAATACTTGTTCCCGCAATCAATGCGTGAAGATTTGGTTGATAAATTAAAGAATAAAAAGCCAATGAGCGAGCTGGATATTGAGCGTTGGATGCTATTAGACAAACAAGACAAATTGCTTTTGGCTGAAAATGCCAGGACCGCAAGAATCGAGCAAGATCGGCAAAAGGCTTTAGAGGAAGAAAAGAAAAAGAACGAGCCGGGGGAATTTAAGCAGTTTGCAGAAGAAGTTTTCAAAACTCTGGATGAAATGAGAAAGTCGTTTCTTGGTGAAATAACTAATGGCAAATAACGAACAACATCAAGCGGTTATACCGCCCAATGACGATATAACTGAAAGTGCTATTGCCGAACAAAAGAAAGATTACATGTCGGCAGTAGATAATGAATTCACTATTATTCTTCGCCAGGGAGAGGGGACTGCTCAGCCGCCAGATGCTAATGCGGAAGAGAGCCTTATATTCGATACCGCAGACAGGGAAGGCAGGGATTTAACACGGGAAGAACAGGAAAGAATCGTTGAACTGTCAAAAGGGAAACTAGCTTTTGAGGGCGGTTCCAAAGGCCCTGAATTCGATCCTAATGCTGATTTAGCGGGAGGTGAAAAAAGAGTCACGGACCCGTCATTAAAAGGCCGATTCTTTGGGATGGAAGATCAGGAGCCTATAGAATTTACCAAAGTTCCTAAGGCAGAGGGAATCCCCGAAGAACTTAAAGACAAGGTATTCAAACCCGGCGAGCATCCCGCTCAGGAAACCGGACCGGTAGAGTTCAAACAGCCTACACGGGAAGAAAGATTCGGTGTTATAAGGCAAGGCGAATTACCACCAGAGGTTCCTACTTTTATCCCCGGCAGTTACTTTGGCGGACCAAGTACGGATGAAGGCGAAAAACTGGCTGAGTTTATCAACCAGATAACCGTAGGGGCTTCCTCTGATGTCATAGTCAATGTGTTGACACAAGCTGAAGGGACAGGACAGAACGTTAGGGATTTAACGATCCCGGGGGCGAACACCCCAAGCGGAGAACCTGCCACGGTTAACGATATTTTAAAAGTATTCGGACTTGATAAAAAAGTAAAAATAAAAGTTGAAAAGCTGGAAGCCGCTGGTGATCCCGGTACGGCGTTAGCCAGGGGGCTTACAGGGTTTTTATTAGGTATGGGGTTGTTAAAGTCTTCGACCGGGGCCGGTCCATTATTTACTGGTGCGGGGGCTGATTTTCTGGCAGTTGACAGAGATGCGAATATTTCATCAATGCTAAATCAGTTCCTTGATCTTGACCCTGGGTTATCAAAAAGCGTTCTTGATTTTCTCGACAATACAAAAACTGAAAGCGAGACAAGGAAAGGGATTAATAATGTTCTTGAGGGGTTTGGATTAGGCGGCTTAACTGCGGCTATCATGAAGGCATTGAAAGAGGCTAGAAAGGCTGAGCTTACCCATATAGAGAACGAAGTTGGGGCTATCAGGTTCCCGGGATTCCGTAAGAAAAAAACAGTTGTTAAAGTCCCTAGAGATATTGACCGTGAAGACTTTGAGAAATGGGTCAACACCGAAGGGCGGTCAATTGACATAGGCGAGCGGTACTCTATTAACTGGGAAACTCAGACATCATCTGAAGAAATCAAGAGATTAAGGTCGTTACATAGATTAGAGACAAGAGAAGAGATTGAGGCCTCAATTCCTGAGCGCATGAAAATGGATAATGAGGCTATCAAGGCTGAGGCGACCGCAAGGCTAAAGGAAAATCCGCAATTAGAATACGAGAAATTTCTTGCACGTAATGTCGAGACAGATGTATTTGACCCTGTGGATGTATTGATAGCGAGAAAATTAGCGCAGGAAGCATCTACCCATCATTATGATTTAATGCAGGCTGTTTACGATAGGATACCGGGCGCAGACGAACTTTATCTGGACCATTTTTATGTCGTTCAGCCGATGGTTGAGAAGCAATTCCAGCAACACAGTGCGGCGGCGGGGAGATTATTGCAGGCATTTAACGCTGATTTCCCTGATATCCCTTTAGCTATGAATGACTATAGGAAACGATTAGCGATAGCCAAGCAGGAAATGAAACCGGGGATGAATGCCCTGCAACTTGCGATCAAAATGAAAAATTCCATTGAAACTCCGGAGGAAGCTACGCGGATAGCGAGGCAGTTGGCACGTCCCGGCGCTATGGATATGTTTCTAGAGGTATGGGTTAATGGTTTGCTTTCAGGTATTTCAACGCAATGGGTGAATAATTTAAATGGGCTATTTACCTCTTTATGGGTTATCCCTGAGCGCGCTGTTGGGGCGCAATTCACTAAAATAGCAAGAACGCTTGGGAGGGATGTTGAGGCAGGGGGTGTTACTGTAGGCGAAGCCAGAGCCATGTGGTATGGATGGCGGCAGGGATTAGTGGCATCCCAGACGATATTATGGCGTAATCTGAAAAATACATTCAATCTTAATGAGATAGAATTTTCTGAATGGCAAAAGGTTGAACAGAACATGAGGAAAAGTATCACCCCTGAGAATCTTGGGATTGATGACGCTCACCCGATGGCAAAGGTTATTCGTGGTTTCGCTGAGTTTATCAGGATACCAAGCAAGCTGTTGATGACGGGGGACGATTTCTGGAAAAGTATCGGGTATTACATGGAGTTGAACAGGCGTGGATTTCTTAAGGCATTGGATGAGGGATTTGACGGCAAGCCAAAGGAATTTGAAATTGGCGGCAAGAATATGGATGAATTCATTCAGGATTACATTAAAAATCCGCCGCTTGATATCCATGCTGACGCAGAACAGTTTGGCAGGTACATCACGTTCACAAAAGATTTAGATGATATAGGTCAGCATTTCCAGAAATGGAGAAACAGCCATCCTTCATTCACATTAGTTGTCCCGTTTATGCGGACACTGGCGAACATCTTTAAATTCACAGGAGAGCGGTTGCCCGTCGCTGTTCTGGCACCAAAGGTACAAACTGAATTAATGGCTGGCGGCGCAAGGCGGGATATGGCTCTGGCTAAAATGGCTATGGGGACCGGCGTGCTTATGCTTGGAAGTTATATGCAAGCCGAGGGCTGGATTACTGGAAGTGGGCAGTTTGATAAAAAAGTTAAAAAACTCAGGGATGAATTAAAACCCGGATGGCAGGCGAATTCAGTCGTTCATTTTAAGGACGGTAAACCGGATAAATATTATGCTATAGACAGGTTTGATCCTATTGGTGGTATATTTTTAATTGGGGCGCAGGCGCAAGAGTTAATGACGCATCTCAGTGAAGATGATTCTGTTGAGCTTGTAACAGGGTTAACGATGTTACTTTATGACACAATGCTGTCTAAGACATTTATGCGTGGAATAGCGGAATTTATGAATAACATAGTAACCAATAAAGACCCGCTGGCATGGAGTAAAGGATTGGCTGGCTCATTAATGCCGTCAATCGCCGCTCAGTTTGAAAAAACAATTTCCCCTCAGAAATCAGAGACAGGAGTTATTGATCCTGAAGTTGGTGAAGATGCTGGTAAACTGCAAAAGACATACCAGAAAATGCAGGAGATGATAAACAGGTTCCGCGAGCGCACACCTTTTATATCGGATGATCCGGAGAAAACCATACCTATCAGGAACCATTGGGCTGAAATTCAATACTATGAACCAGCATGGCCAATTCCTTTTGTTTCGCCAATTTATACGGTCACAGCCAAACCTGATGTTGTGTCCGATGAAATGATGCGACTGGAAATGTCAACCGTAGAAATAGGAGAAAAGATATTTGGTATCCCTTTGTCCATGAAACAACTTGACAGACTTAGGGTATTATACGGAGACAAAACGGACGGCGTGAGAGACCGTAAAGGGAGGACTCAATGGGAGTTTTTAAGGGAATATATAGCAAGTGACACATATCAGAATGATCTTACTGACAGTACAGATGAATTTCAGGGGACACGGGAAAAGATATTATTGAGCATTCAGGAGTTCTATAAAAAAATGGCAATAGAAAAACTAGCTGGTGTTATTATGACATCTGACGGCCCCGCCCCATCCAAAAGGAAGCCGGAATTCCCTGAATTACAGAAAGCCCTGCTTGAAAGAATGGATGAGAAAATAGAAGTATTGACAGGAGAAAAACCCAGGAAAAGTTTATTCGGCGGCGGCGTGCCGTTGCCCTAATATAAGGAAAACATCATGAGTCTCACCGCATACACACCAGAATCCTACGCAGGAGATGGTTCTACAACCTCATTCGCCATTAACTTTGTGTTCTGGGATGATACAGATATAAAGGTAATTTTAACCGTTGATTCTACGGGCGCTGAAACAACGTGGACGGATGGGACGGAATATAACCTGACGGGCGGGAGCGGAGCAACTGGAACGTTGACGGTGGTCACAACCCCGACTGATTACACCCCGGCGAGCGGGGAGACTCTTACAATCAAGAGCAACAGGGCTAATACCCAACCCAACACGTTCCCTGCCGGTGGTGAATTCCCCAGTTCGGCGGCAGAGCAGGCTGACGACCAGATGACGCGCCTTATCCAGCAGAATAGTGAGGCTTTGGGGCGCGCCCCTAAATTCATGGAATCGTCCTCTACAAGCGGTATAACGGTCCCTGAGCCTGTTGCTGACAAGGTGATAGGCTGGAATGCGGCAGGGGACGATCTGTCTAATATTGATGTCGGCGATATTTCAGCGTTTACCAATGTCCTGTGGTCTGGTTTGGCGAGCGGCGATATGGCCAGATACAACGGGACGAATTGGGTGAACAGGACAGCGGCCCAGACGGTTAGTGATCTTTCAGTCCCATCCCTGACGGTTGCAAATACATGGACTAAAACACAGACATGGACAAAGGGCGCTGATATTGCCAGTGCAGGGACAGTTACTCTTGGGACAGACGGCAATTACTTTGATATTACAGGGACAACTACCATTACAGGGTTCAGTGGTGTTGCGGGGACAGAAATTAGATTACAGTTTGATGGCATATTGACGTTCACACATCATGCCACGAATCTGATTATACCCGGAGGGGCGAATATCACCACGGCGGCAGGGGATTCCTGCGTTATATGGATGCTGACCACCTCAACCGCCAAGGTAATGAGTTACACAAAGGCTAACGGCAAGGCTGTTGTTGAAACAGCGTCCAGCGCAAGCGCCTTGCATACGTCATTAATTGAAAGCGGGAATGTAACCACCTCCTCCACATCTTTTGTAACATCTGGATTCGCTATAACTGCAACGTTAGTGGCTTCCAAAGAACATCTCGTGACATTCACAGGAACTCACAGTATGGACACGGAGGGAGGGGAGACTTATTTGGATATATTTGACGGGACAAATTATGCTTCGTCTGGAACGGCAACGCCTGAAACAAACGGATTAATAGTGTTTGGGCAGGGCGGAGCACCTGATCAATTTAATTATACCGTTCAAGGGAGGTTCACTGGTCTTGCCGCTGGATCAACCACATTCACTCTTTATTGGAAAGTAGGGAATGCCGGATGGATCGGGGAATTGGAAGCCGCCTCTACCGGACCAAAAATTGTTGCTTCGATTATAGAAATGGATTAACGGGGTATAATATGCGAAATAAAACAGCAAAAGCAATCAAGAGTTTCAGGCCGGGGATGGAATTCAGTCTCAAGGGCGACCCGCAGAATCAAGCCCAATACGATGCAGGGTTCACTCTCCATAAAGGAGGCCCAAAGCCTACGTGGACTGAAATTATTACAGAAAAGAACCGACTACAGGCTGAACATGACGGCAAGGACTTTGAGCGAAAACGCAGGGCAGAATACCCTTCAGTTGAAGAGCAATTGGAGGCGTTATGGGCAGGCGGGCAGGAAATGGCTAATATGAAAGCCAGAATTAAAGCGGTGCAGGACAAGCATCCTAAAGCGTAATTATGGTTAGAGAAACCACATCCAATATAGTCATAAAACCAAGTGCTCTTGTGGCGGCTATTGCCGCTATTATCATGGCATTACTAGGATTTATGCTTAAAGGGGCTTATAATGATATCCGCAATACGGATAAAAGGCAGTGGGAGATTATCGGGGAATTGCGGCAGGATGTTTCCGCATTAAAAGCGAAAGTCGGTAACTAAAAGGAGCTAGGGGATGGCGGATATCAGCAAAAAGGATTTACATGAATTCAAAACGGACATAAAAACCCATATTGACGAGCGGTTTAATTCGCATGAGGTCCAGGAAAGGCTGATGTTAGAGCCATTAATCAAGCGGGTGGATACCCATAGTACTATTTTGCGCGGTCCCAATGGTGACGCGGGGCTTGTTAAAGATGTTAATAATATCAAATTGTTTAAAGGTATAGCAGGCGGGGGGTTCCTTGCGGCGGTTGCGGCATGGATAGACAAAATATTCAGGTAACTGCCTAATCGTGGCCCTTGCCCTCAATAATCTTAATCCTGCCCTGTCTGTCGGTTTCGGTGCATAACCAGCATTTTTTGGCGTGTCTTTGCTTTGGCGCCCCGCACTTACAGAAATCCTCAGTTCGTTCTTTCCATCCCCAGTCTTTATCTTCGTTTTGATTTGCCATAACCAGAGTCCCTGTTAATCTCATTCCTCAATCCACCGCCATTTCCTGCAACCTCGCTTGCCTTCGGTAAATTCATATATCAGGCATTTCCACCACCAGTTAATCATATCTCTTTAACCTCTGTGAACTCTAGGCACCCAACACTGAACTCCCTGAACCTTGGTTCCTGCAACCTGCTTTTCATCTCCATGGCCTTTTGTTCGCAATGCCCCAATGTAGCGAACGTTCCAACTACCCTCGTATCTAATACGCCTATACGGGTGGAATCACTAGGCATCGGGCCTAACAGAAAGATTAATAGCAGGTATCCCATATCAACATCCCACGCAATACGTTTCAATAATCCACTCGTTCTCCTGTTGCCAGGCAATCAACTGCATATAATCCTGATCCGTCATACAGCGTAAAGCCGAATCACATGAACATGCTTGCAGTTCTGGCAATGACACCAGTCTTGGCATAGGGTCAGGGGTTGCTGGTTGACGCCACATCAGAACAACAACAATGGCAATGATTAATATTGATATGACTGGGATGAAGTATCTCAACTGCTGTCTCCGGGTTTTATGGGAATTTTGTTGTTGCCCTTAGTTCGCAAATTCCCCTTCATATTTGGCTCGGCAATCAGCGCACCGGACTACACTTGGGTCTTTCCTGCCCTCTAGCAGTCCGCATTCAATGCAGATAAACGTTTCATGCCCGTCATGGACTCGCCTTTGCGACTTTTTCTTGGCACTCACCACAGGCTGTTCTATGCGCTTGAGATTGCCTTTGCCGTCATAGACCCTGATTTCACCATGTCGGCCAATAACAGGGTCCATAATCCCCTGCGTATAACCACCGGGGTTATAGTCTTTCTTTGAGGCGCTCATTATTTACACCTATGCCAGCGTTCGTCACCTGGCATTTCTACACTCCTCAATCCGCATTAATAACCCGCGCTCGGTTTGATACCGTTCTAACATCCATGCCTTGGTCACCTCAATGTTCCCGTTCGGGAGCATCTTGACCTCCTTGTCCGCTGGAATAATTACTATCTCCGGCCCGGTACTCGTCCTGCATCCGCCTGAAATCAGCAGACAAAGCGCGACCGTCACCATTAGCCAAATGCTCATCAAACTTTTGCTTGTCCGCGTCATACTTTTCCTTTGCCGTTTTCTTTTTTGCATTCTTTCTGGCATAGAATATCCATATGGTTATGATGCCGCCGAGGATCGTTAATATCGCAGAGATCATTCTCTCGTCCGGTGATTGTCATCCCCCGCGGCAATCATAGCATAAAGCACAATAAAGACGGCTATCGCGCCGCCAATAATAATTATTGAGGGCCACATAACAGACCCCCTTACTTGATCTTGGAACTGGCTTTAAACCGCCCGACAATAGCCATAATTCCGCCTACAGTCGCCATTGCGCTCATCAACACGCTATTAACATCAGCGGCTACCAGTTCAAAGCCGAACATCCCGGAAATACCAGCTATAAAAGCGGCAGCGCCGCCCCAGATTGCTTCTGATTGATACCAAGGTTTTGCTTTATCCATTTTGTTATCTCCTATAAATTAATAAGTCCTTTGTTGTTAGTAGACCCATATCACTCCCTGAGGTTTTGTGGAATCATTATCCACGTGTAAAAACCCGGCCCCGATGCCAATACGACAGAAGAATATAAGGAGGATGGGAAGAATTTTAAAGCGGAAACTGGATGATGGGCAGGAGATATCAGCCGCGAAGCCTGATAGATGGGCAGAATGCGGCTTCCCCCCGGACTGCTCGTTGTGCGATGGGCACCGGAGGCCGGATGTTATTGAGATGGGTTCCCCGAAAAGATCGCGGGCGGTCTGTAGCTGGCGGACGAGGGTTAAATCAATATCATCTAACCCACAACCGCAGGAACAAGCGAACTCTGTTCGAGAAAAATTTTTAGTGAGCAAATTACCACCAAAGTTAGTTGGCGAATACTCTCGCCTTAAATACTATAATAAAATCAAAGAAAAATACAGATTAATTCCCCCAATAGAATTTTAGGGAACCGCCGATCTGGTGACCTCGATCGTAATCGTATCTCACCTGGTATGTCTGATCCTGGTAAGTATCAGGATTCGTCCAACGCCAGAACCCGCCAATCGCAAGATTATTCCAGCGGTATTCCGCGCCTGCCTCAGCCCCAGGGTAGAAATTATACGTCATATCGGTATTAGCCAGCATACTCCCTCTGCCGGACGTAAATTTGCCCTCAACCTGGCTGAACTCAACACCCGCCGTTGGCCCCATATAGACCGCAATTCCAGGGGTTATCTGATAATCAAGAAACAAGTTGCCCCCGATCTGAATCTCTTTCACCTCGGCCTGGCTGAACCTTACACCGCGGGCATTATAATCTAAATCGCGTTCCGCATAGCCCGCATAAGGCTCCATTCGCAAGCCAAACCTGCGACTCAACTTTTTCCTCACTGCTACCGGGCTGATCTGGACAAAAAAGTCGTTGCTGGTCTCGATTTCCCCGTTTTCGTAGCAGGTGCCGGGGAAACAGGCATCAAACGTGCCCCAATAACTCGCCCCGCCTTTTATCCATGAATAAGTTTCCGCTTGCGCAACAGCAGGTAAAGCTAACATAATCAATGCTATAATAATCTTTTTCATCATTTTACTCCTTTAGGGTTATTTTATTGTATGCCATCTTCCGTCAATTTTCTCTTGCAATACCATCCCAAAATTATCAACCTTTTCCGGGTAATCATACCCAGGTTTTCTTATTAATTTTTTCTTCTTAAAAAACCTATAATCAACCTGGTGTTGCGGCCTTCCCCATTTTTCGGTTATTTTAACTATTGCGGGGTGCTGTTCGGCTAATGATTGAGCCATTAATAGCCGCCCATTACCCTTATATAATTCATCCGAATTACCGCCTTTCATTGTCATTGTCTGGGATTTCTTACATAAGAATGCGTTAAAAAGAACTGTACACCAATTAAACTCACGGTCTTTTAATATCCTGATCGATAAGTCTGTGTCCTCATTATATTTACCGCGCCACCTAAAGGGCAGAGAATTTCTAATTAATATACAAGAATAAATGCGGGTATTTAGTTGATATACAGGCTTCGGGTCTTTTCGCGATACAAACATAAAATAATTAAACCCCGCCTGAGCTATATTTTCATACCTCTCAACGAAATCTTCAGCGGCACGAAAAGTTGATCCACATTTTATAGGTACTTTAAGATTGTTATTATATCGGTAAAACCCGTTTATATTATCGTCTAAAATCCAATGCCATTTATGCCCTTTTTCAATTGAATCTTCCCATACCCAATTCCTTGCTGGAATTGAGCCTTGTCCTAAATTAGAAAAGGGTAATACTAGAATTTTTCCTGGATCAATAACAGCGGCATAATGGGCATACTCTTGAGGCTCAATGACAATAGAATATGGTACTCCCATAGCCTCTAATGCTTTTGAAGTCAGCCGCGTTTCCCATCTATTTTTTGAAATAACATAAATAGGGTATTTAGGATTCATCGATAAACCTCTTATTGCTATACCTGCCGATTTCTACCGCTGGGAACCATATACTCTGCGTTTTCGTTGTTAGCGGTTGCCCAACTAATTGAGCAAAATCTTTTAAATCCTGTTTAGTTGCAAAACTAACTATAATTTGATATTTAGGGCTTAAATCCTGATTTTTATATTCAGGCATCCCGTACCATTCCTTCTCATATTCTGTTTCAACCACAAAGAGCTTTGCTTGTTCTTTCATCTAATCCCCCTTTTTACCGTCGTATACCCGTCTATTTTCTATTTTCTTTTTAACCTATACCGTTTACCCTATCTTTAAATTAAATCAATTCTACCCCTATAGAATCGCTTTACAGGCGGTATCCTGCTCATACTTCCTCAATTATTACAGGATACAGGGCTTCCACCTGTTTCTTTTTCGCCTTATAGCCTGCCGTAACGTATCCCTTGACATCAACGCACCGGACGGACCCGTCGGCCCAAAACTCCATAAAATCCAGGCGGTACTTAGTTTTACCGGGCAAATCAAAGGGTACCTGGCGGAGGAAAAATAAAAGATCCCCGCTGATCTTGGCAATTTTTAGCTTGTCATAATAGCGGCCTTCTTTTTCGGAATCAAAATTTATCCCATCGCGGATCGTCCGCTTAGCATTGAATTTATGGCGGTTAATTCTCAAAACGGGAAATCCTCAGTTTCATATTTTTCAATATTCCTCTTCCTGTCACGTTCTTTTTCCGGGTCCGCTTCCCCGGTGTACGCTTTCACGGCCCGCTTAACCTCTTGCGGCGATGGGTTCTCATCTGCCTGAGCGTGCATATCAGGAAACCGGATGTCTTTATATTTTTGGCCACTATAAATTTTGAACTTGCCTGATTTGTTTATCGGCGGATTGCAATGGCCGCAATATCCAATGTACGAATGCCATAATCCAAGCCTGCTCGCCGGGTTTTTTCGCTCATAAAAAACCTTGCCCCTTTCGCAAAATTTACACCCTTGCCAATCAGGATTGCCGGCCCTGGCCTTAGATTTTGCAATGTAATACGCCTCGTAAAGCTCTTTAAGGCGTGGCATATACTCGCCCATTGACAAACTTTCGACGGCATCTGCAAATATTTTAGCATCAAACCCTGATACCTTCGGGAACAATGCGTCGATCTGCTTTGATGACGGTGGGGCCTTTAATAACCGCCCTGCAATAGCCTCCATGCCTGTTGTGAACTCCTGAACGTTCACCCCACCCCCTCATATTTTTTTGATAGTTCATCAATCTCGCGTTGCCGTTTCTCATCCTCGGTCTCCGGGGCCGGAGGCGGCTCGTAATTAATATAATCCCGCCAGTTCGCATTAAACCAGGTCGAGCCGTGCATCCACGCCCTGTCGGGGTGACCGTTTGCCCTGACTCGCGCCATGTCAATTTTATAATTTTCCAAGGCTTTTTGGATATCGCCCCACAGCACCTTGCTTGTAACTTGCGCATGAAAATGCCGTTTAGCCTTCGCCCTACCCTTTTTTTCCGGGTAATGGTCCCAAATGGTATCAAAGTGTTCTCCCCAGCACTGCGCAAAATCTTTTTTTTGCGCTATTGGTTTATCTTCTTCTACTTCTACTTCTACTTCTACTTCTACTTCTTTGCTTATAAGTTTCTTGTTAGTTACTTGCAAGTTTTTTGTATGGTTGTCCCGCTTTTTCAATAGTTTAGGGACAGAGATTTTAATAAAGTTATCATAATATTCTACTTTAGTTTCTAAAAAGTTTTCACAAAGTTTTAAGAATGTTTTTAGTTTCTTTTGCTTTA